TGCATTTTTAATTGATAAGGCTTTAGGTCTTGAGCTAGAGGAGGAAAAATGGAGGCGATGAGTAAGTTTATGTTAATAAAAACAGATGAAGATTGTAATATTTATACTGCGCTTGTTGAGGCTAGTAGTTGGCGTACTGCTTTAGATTGGGTTAGCGATGTTGAGTTTGAAGAAAAAAGTATCGATGATCTTGGGCATATAATGGACGGGTACAATATTTTTTCTGATGAAATATATCCAATAGAGGTGAAGGAAAGTGATTCAAAACAACGATTTACTGGACAAACGGAGAAGTTTGAACAATCATTTAATAAGATTTTTATTAACGGAGAAAGCAATGACTAAAATATGGCGAAAGCAAGAGGGGGAACAACGAGAACTATTCCCTAAACGGCCCACACAATATGAAGACCCTAGTTTCAAAATGTTTGTAAGGGGTATGTATGACGCAAATTGTAAAGAGAGAAGGGAACACGGGCAAAAAGAATACAAAAACATTTTTTCCTATTTCAGAAAAAACCACCAGTTTGTGTTTGATAAGTTTGAGGAGGAAAGCAAAAGTGATTAGATACAGAACCCATTTGGAACTAGACCAGGCGAAAGACTTAATGACCGCCATAAACCAAAACCAACTACACGACCTCCTTCCTTTTTTAAGAATAGGTGTCAAAGGCGCAAAGAAAAGCTATCGTTTGTGTATTGATTGTCCCGCAGACAGTCACCCAAGAATAGTGAACAAGATACAGGATTCTTTGGGCCTCTCGTTCACTTGGGAGGAATACGATGAAAAAAAGGTTCTTGAAGAAGCTACAGGCATGACTCCTGAGTTTAAGAAGTACGCTCAAGAGGTAATGGGCGTCAAAAATTGATGAACTATCTGGACGAGTTTTTTAGCCCGATAGAACTAACCGATGTCGAGCTTCTCAGGGTTTACGAACACCTAAAAAAGAACCCTCCCGAAGACATGAACGAAGTTTTAAGTGTTTCCAACGAGCTTATTAACAGAGGGTGGAGAAAAATAGATGTTGAGGAATGGGAGTGGCGAATACCGGGAGGCTAATTATCTTTCAGTCGCTTGTACTCATACAGGTTTTCCATAATAGTCTCAAACATCCTCCTAAAATCAGCAAGTTTCATAAAAGGTAAGTCCTGTTGGCTTTGATGACTACAATATATTTTATAACAGTCCTGTAATTGTTCTTCTGTATAAAGAATCATTCTATTTCCTCAAACACAGCGTCCTCGGCCTCAAGTAAGGGCTGATAGTCAGCGAGTAGTGCGTCAATCTTCTGTTTAATCTCTTTTTCAGACAAGGCCTCAAGCGTTCCTGTTCTTATTTCTTTTCTCTCTACATAGAGTCCGGCGGCACGGCCTCGTTGCACCTCAGCAGAAACGGCGGCGGTGAGGTTGCCTTTATCAATAGCCTGGTCTCTAATTTCTGCCAGTTTCCTTATGTGTCGAGAAAAAGTGACATCAAACTTTTGTTGTAGTTCGACCTCGAGTTCTTGTATGTGTCTAACAACTAAAGGGTATTTTCTAGGGTTAGTTAGTTCTGCCGCAGAAACACCGGCCCTAGTTTTAGAATAACCTGCGTCAATGGCGCATTGTGTCTTGGTTTTACTGCCATCATTATAAACCAGTTCCCTAGCAAAGCGTTTTTGCTTATCAGTCAAGTGGCGAACATTCTTCCCCGATGGATTGTTGGACCCAGTAGGTCCTTTTTGTCCTTTAACACCCATTTTGCCTCCTTTTTTATAGATTATAACAGTATTTAACACTAAAAAGGTAATTAAAAGTAACCTCAGTTTCTCAGTTCAACCTCAGTCGCTCAAACTGAGA